TGCATTTTTAGGAGGGGCAAATCGTTTTCGCAAAGCATCTCTAGATGAAGGCCAGGTGGCAACATTCAAGGCTGATCTTATTCCTCCCAGCAACATGCGCAAATTGGTAATAGAATCAAAGTTTTATGGAGAGTTTCCTTTTCACAATTTGTTCAAAAATGTTGCAGTACCGTTGCTGGATAAATGGATTGAACAGGCAAAAACCAGTGCAGATGATGGCGATTTTTGGGTAGTTGTATTTCGCATCAATCACAAAGGTAGTTTTGTTGTATTTGATCACACACTGATAGACAAGTTCAAGATCAACGATCACGTTCGTTATCAATCAAACATAATCACCGATTTTGAAGGATTTTTTACAGATAATCGCGATGTGATATTTGAATTGGTTCAAACAGCTGGTACATAATCCCAGCTGAATGACGAAAACGAATTTTCCTTTAGTACAGTCAAAACTGCTCCTACACGACTTATTAATTCTTCTCTATGACTGATAACAAAGATATTTTTATTGCGCTCACGTTCCATTTTCTTGAGTATTCCCACAGCTCCTTCTAGTCCTTGCGGATCCATCCCGCTATCCAGCAACTCGTCTACAAACACCAAATTAATAGAATGAGTTGTGTTTTCAAATATATCCCTGAATGCCCAACTGAGTGCTAGAATTAATCTAGTAGATTCGCCACGAGATAAATTGCCCCAATCTAAATCTTGTCCCAACAAACTGATTTCTACCGACAAGTCGTTGACAAACTTTATTTGATGTGGTAATCCAAGTTTGTCTAAATATTCATTTAATCTGATATTGAGATAGGCTAGATTTTGATCTATAATCCTCTTGCGTATAAAGCTGTCTTTGTTTGTGAGTAATTTCAGCAAGAACTCTTGATGTTCGCGATTTTTAACCAGTTCATTGAGATTATCGTAGGTAACTTCTTGTACTGTATCAGCCAAACTGTCATTTTGATCTCTATAAGGATTGATTGCCTGCAGTTCCCGTTCTAATTCTTTGATCAGTTGATCAAGTGTGTTGCGGTGATTGAGTGCTTGTTCTAAATTGGTATAAACTGTAACAGGTTTGGTCATGGTGTTAAATGTTGATTCTATTTCAGCTAGCTGTGCATTACTAATGTCAACTTCTGCTTGCTCGGTATTGACCTGCAGATCTAATTCTACAATTTTGCCTTCGAGATCAACACGTATTCTATCATGTTCGCTATCATGTATGGCCTGTCCGCAAGTTGGACATTCGTGATTTACAGCCCGATCATAATTGGTCAATGCAGTGTTGAGATGCTGTGTTATCTGTTGTAAATGACGACTTTTCATCGACAAGTCTCTGGTTACTTGTGCTCGAGATGTTGCAAGCTTGGTATACAATTCTAAATCTCTATGTGATTGCACTTCGGCATCAATATCTAAAGTTTCTAGATTGGCAATAGCTTGACCTAGATCATTAATGGTTTGATTTTGTTTAATATCCCAGTTGTCAGCTTTTCGAGAAATGTCTTCCATGTGACTACGTATGCGGTCATTGCTTTGTTTTATAGTTCTTATACGAAATTCTTCTTGTTCAATGGCACTTTTTGTTGTTTTGATTAATTCTTTGAGATTTTCTGCTTTTTGACTCAACAATGTTATACCAAGTAATTCCTCAATAATTTCACGCTGTTTACCTGCACCCATGCTGAGAAATGGTTCTGTATATGTATTCAATGCTACAATATGCTTGAACAACGAATGGCTCATGCCTAATAATTGATCAATTTCTTTTTGAGTTTCTCGATTTTCTCCCTGCGCTTCGTCAGTGCTTTCGTCAACGTTGGTGTTATCTACAATATATCGAAAGAAGTTTGGTTTTCTACCACGTTCAATGCGATACTTATGTCCATTCTTTTCAAACTCAATAGACACCATCATATTCTTTTGATTGATATGATTAACAAGATTGTTGATCTTAATATTGGTCAAACTTTGACCATATAACCCATAAGAGATAGCCTGCAACAATGAGCTTTTTCCGCAACCGTTGCGAGATCCATTGCCTCCTAGATCTAAATTTTCACCTAGTACCAGTGTCAGTGCGTTTTTATCTAGTTCCACTGTTTGAGTAACATTTCCAATGCTGAGAAAGTTACGCATGGTCACATTTTTAAGTATCAACATAAATTAAATCTCTTGATAGATACGTATGAGTTTATTTTTATCCATAGCTGTGGATTCTATGCTTTGCAAGTGGCTTATCACAATGGTATCGACACTTTCAAAATTGATATCGTCTTCATCTAATTGATCAACGTCATTTATTTTGGCAGTTATCATGTTTACTTCTCTAGCACCTAAATCATGTTCTAGCAATTCTCGTATAAAGTTTACATCCTCGTAATTGGCATCAATATCTATGGTTATTTTTGCATAGGTTTTATCATCAATATACTTGGTAGGATTGGCAACAACTTGACTCAGTGTCATTGTACGATACTTGGGTGCCCCAGGCCATGAGAGAAATTCCGGAGTTTCCCCTGGTTTCCAAAACATCATACCTCTATCATCGTCCCAGGCGTCAGCGAAATTGTGCGGAAATGCATTGCCAATATACCATATTTTTCCTGAATTTTGTCGCTTGTGGAAGTGACCAGAAAATACTTGTTTTTGATTGGTAAAATGCGTGGCATTTAACAATCCGTGATCTGGCATTTCAACAGCTGCATTCATCTTGAAGCGTGGCAATTCAAAATGTCCAAACATATACGGTGCAGTTAATTTTGGTACTTGTTTCCAATCGTCTGCAACCAACCAAGGAACAAACGCAAGGTCTCCTATTTCTCGCATGCTATCAATGAGAGTAATTTTAGGAAATTGTGTGATATACGGCAGACTATGAATTTCATACTTGTCTCTATAAAATAAATCATGGTTACCAAGTATAAAAATTGTATTATCAAAATAATTATTCAATAGTTTTAGCCCATTTACTGAATAATTTAATGTCGATATATTGATGGCAGATCGAACGTGATGAAAGTCGCCTAGAAATAGACAAGTTTTAATATTGCGTTGTTCAGACTGCTCGATCATCCATTTGATAAACCGTTCACAAGAATCATTATGGTCTCGGCTGTTATTTTTCATTCCGTAATGAATGTCAGTTATCACAGCAACGTGTGAAAAGTCTGGATTTCCAACCATATTATATCCTTGAATTACTATGAACTAATTTTAACCTGCACAAATATTGGCTACAATTTTTTTTTTGATGCAGGCAATTCAGTTTAGCGCCGCATAGTTTAGGGTTCTTTCTGCTGTTTTATAGCATCATCAGTTTGTCTTGTCCAACTAGGAGTTTGCCCATGCATGATCAAGATATCATCTCTTATGGTTTGATTCTTCTTTTCTATATTCAATATACGCATGAAAGAATTTGTTATAGTCTGTGTGTAATAGGCAAACGGATTAGGTTGTTCACTTCTACTCTCATCAAATTGCAAACCAACTTGGCTGAGTTGTAGCAATGCTTGACTTTTCATCTCCTCAAGATAGGTATAGCCTCGCCAATTGCCTCTATGTCCGTAACGATCAACCAATTTCATAAACATCAGCGCTAGTTTATTGGTCATCTTTCCATGATCTTTGGAAAAATAACCATTTTCCAAACCACCTATCCAATGACTTTTCAATACGCATGTTAACTGATCTTCCTGCATGATATAATGTTGAAAAGGCGGGAAATTACAACGTATGTGTTTTTCTCCTTCTGTTTTGGCCTTGCCTGCTTTTTCAGGATTTAGCGGTATATGATCATATGTCATAACTCTAACCACAATGCTTTCTGGAGGAATTGAATCTATAGACCATTGACTTTTGAAGTCTTTAACCCCTCGACTGATATTTTCCTTTTTTTCTGCTGCTTGCAATTCTGCAAGTTTTTTCTTTCTTGCGTCGTCAATACGCTTCTTGGTTATCAGAGAAGTGTTTGCAACTATAAAATCATATCTTGCATGTAGAGGATCGACAAAACTACAATAACTTGCTTTGCTGCGATGTATCTCCTCTAGTAAATCTTTGTTGGTAAGATATTTTATTTTATTAGGAGGAGATGTTATAGCCATAGATTTCCTTTGCATGCAATAATCTTGTAATTGTAACAATTTATCTACATATAGTCAAAAAGGATCATTGCAGGTCAATGGGTTAATTATGACCATAAATATCTTTGATTTTTTAGGATAAAAACAATGTCTGGTTCTAATGTAGCGACTGTGGTGGTAACCCCATCCCCAGGACAGATGCAACAACCCAACCCTGCTGCAGGATCTGCCGGGCAAGCTCCACCAGTTGGCGGATCAACCTCTAATGGAGCCAATGGACAGCAAGCATCTCTGAGCAACGCTGCAGGAACAACAGTTTCAGCTGGCGCTGCTGCACCAGCTGCACCACTACCATATAATCCAGCAGCAAATAACCAATCGGCTAGTTTGACTGCCAGCCCCATTCCTGA